CTCGACTCCCACCGCACCTTAGTGCCAGGTAGGAACTTGCCAGTAGCGTAATAGCCAACCAAGGATGGACCCACAGAATTGGCCAGGTTAGCAGTAGACCCAGGAATATAATGCCTGGAATACGCTGACTCGCCAGTTCCAAGGGTGTTAACCTTGTTTCCTGTACAATTGTAGGCAATGACAGTACTGTCGCCCCGTCCTGATGTCACGGGGGTGGTGTTGCGGCGACGCTTCACGCCGCCCTGTACGGGCATCATTGCTGATTGAGACTTCGCCATGTTGTGAGGGGGTTGATGCGATCAATGCTTGACACGTCCGATGTCGTCATGGGGGCGGGGGGCGCGATGGTCAGTGGCTCCGCGTACTCAGCCTCTAATGCCAGCTGCATGTCGGGGAGGATACCGAAAGCTAAGTAAAAGCTATACCGGCAATCCTCAGTGATACATGCAGGTGGTACACCAGAGGCCATGTACCCGAGGCCACTATCCCACACGCGCTCAGCCGCCCCCTCAGACGGCACACGGCCAATGTCCACCAAACGTTGATACCATGACTGCCAGACAGGCACACCAGTGGTCAGGGCCAGGCCACAAGAGCCAATGGCACCTGCCCATGATTGGAAGTTGGTCTGGTTATCCCATCCTAGGAGGCTGACACAGTCTTTGCTCATGGCAGTAAGGGGATTCCTAACCATCCTCCATCCCGTAGCGCATTGCACGGGCTGAGCTTGGCAGAATTCCACCTTCTCCAGGACATAGACTGGCTCCTCACGGGTTAGGGTAAACCCAAAATCCAGCATCCAACCATCGAGGCCATCAAGCCGGGGAAGGTCAACTGCCTCGACAAACAGCACGCAATCGTCGCCATTGTTAGCCAGCCGGAATTTAACTCCAATTGACTCACAGTACGCGATCACCATGCTGGCCATCAAGAGACAGTTGCCCATCCCCGTATTGATGTCACCACTCATCCGCTTCCCCGACACCTCATAGTCAACGCGGTGGCCCTCAACACGGGCCACCCCACGATTGTCTAGCTGCCACGACAGTAACCTAGCAAGCTCCTTCGACCGGAAAACCGCATTGTAGATGGAATGCTCCCAGGAGAGAGCCTCACGCGAAACGTGCTGATCAAACCTGGATGCATCCAACCCCACTGCGACGGGCCGCTCGAAGGCCTGCCAGTGTGTTGCCAGCCAGCCACCAACCTGATGTGCATTGAGACCCTTCAACACCACAGGGTAGCCCCAAACACGCTGAAACCCAGCACAGAGCTCCTTCTCAAACAACTTTAGGTACCTACCTACCTCCAAGTTGTATCGAGGGGATCTCGGTTGTATGACACGGGGTGCTGGATCACCTTTCTTATCGAAGTTGATCTTCTCAGCCTTGACAAAAGTGCTCACCCAGGCATCGCGCAGAGTAATCCCCCGAACGACAAGGGACTCATACGCACGCTCATAGATGCCGCGCTTGCGCCCAGTGTACAACAAGGAATATTCATTCCTCGCGACAATGGGGGTCGAACGCACGGCACCCAAGAGACGTTTGCGAACCTCAGAGAGGCGGTCAAACACTCCTGCTTTCGGCCGAGGGGCTTGAGCCAAAGCCCCGTCGCGAACCACGTAAAACACGCGCTCCACGACGCCCCGCGCCAAATTTGCCAATGTATTGTCATGCACGCCATAACGGACTCCAACTCCAAAACCCGCCATGTAACGTACAGACCGGGCAACCTTGCCCTGTACCCAACCACCAATTGCCTGGACCCGGAGGCAGCTTTCACCAACACGATCGACTAGTGTGGTTACTCCAGGCAAAATGGCAGGGCACCCCTACTTGCATGGATTGGCAGCAGCCCGACGAGCTCGGATCGCTGGATCACGGGCCAGTTGGGCTGCGGCCACTGCACCTGCCATGGGCAACAGGCACAGCTCCACACATACAGCATAATGCATCGCGATGTCGATCTTCCGCATCTGCATATCCGCAAACTTCTTCAACACCCACTCCGTTGCAATTCGGCGGTTGGCGACAGAGTCGCGCATCTCACCAAACTGCGCCTTGAACTCGTAGGCTACCATACGTGCAGCACGTGTGGTGGCCCCGTCCACATCAGGGTTGTTGTCAAGCTCGCGGACCACTTGCTCACCGGGGGTTCTACGTGGCCTGTACAGCCAGGCCACAAAAGCAAGTAACGCCGCAACCACCACGAGGGAAATGGTGG